CGGCACGCAAAAGATCAGCTTTTCGTGCGGCTCGCTGGCGGTGCCGACAACTTCCTTGAGGATAAACGCCAGCACGCGCTTGGCTTCTTTTTCCTTGGGGCTAACCACGCCGCGATACATGGGGCGCTTGGCCGAGTCATTGCGCTCAACGGCCTTTTCGATGGCGTCTTGGCCGAGAATAATAAACGTGCCGTCGGCGTCGCGCACAAATACCTTACCCTGTAGACCTTTTTCGATCATCTTGGTGGCCACGGGGGTCGTCGGCTTGATGACGTAAAACGCATCGCGGAAATCTTTGTATTGAACGCTGGCCGCGACGGCAGAGTCCAGCGCGTCTTGCGCCAGCACGATAAACGATGTTCCGACGTCTAAACCCTTAGCCATAACTACTTACCTTTCTTCTTGAGTTTCTTTTCCAGCTGCTTAATGTACTTGTTTTGCTTCTGCAGCTTATCGCACTGTTTTTTAATCTTTTTTTTCGTCCACTTGTCCCAAAACGACATCACTTACCTTTCAACTGCGCCAGCTTTGACACTGACGAATTAATATCATCTTGCGTCTGCGTGGTTTTGCCAAGCGTGACATCCTGTGTTTTTTGCATGCTGGACGTGTTAATCTCGCCCACGTACTTGCCGGCGTTGATTTCTATTTTAGCTTTTTCAGCCGCAGGATTGTCGCGGAGCGCCGCCCGTAACGTATTGGCCGCGGGCGCCACGTTCTCAGCGCGCTGAACTAGCGTAACGTACAGTAAATTCAGCCGCCCGGTCAGATAGCCCAGCGCAAACCCGGTAAAGAGCAGCACCAATGCGTTGGTATACAGCGAATACAATTCCATGACTTTGCTCACTGTGCGTCCTGATCTGCAAATGTTTTGGGCTGCCACACAGTATACGGGTTTACGGCCTTGGGCGTGAAGATCGGCAGCGTCTCGCACACATCGAACTGGTCTTCGAGTTTTTTAAACACTTTTGGATCAGTCGCGCCGACGCCCTCTGGCAAATCGTCAATCCAGATGTCTATCTTGTAGCCCAGCTGCTGCGTTTTTTCGCGCTTTGGAGAGTGGTTGCAGAAGATACACGCGCTGAGCAGTTTGTACGTCTCCTCGCCAAAGACCTGCGCCAACTGCAGACGATTAGCCGTCGAGTCCGTGCGGCCAGTCACGCACAACACACGATGCCCACGGGCTGTAAATAACTTAATCGCCATGCGCCACATATCGACGTCGCTGGTGAACGTGCGATCGAAGTCGATGGCGATTGTGGTCGTGCGGTATGGGTTCATGCTGTCTTGAGCACGTGCCACGCGTTGGCCCATTTGCTGGCGCGATCAAACGTGATCCAGTGCCGGCGGAAATCCAACTCAGCCGCGGGCACAATAAAAAACCGCTTGAGCCGCACGTGTACAAAAATAAACACGTCTACGTCAGTGGGCCGATACGCCCGCCGTTTGGTCATAGCCGCTGAACCACGCCGCGTCTTGCACGCCTTGCTTTTGCATAGCGAAAACCGTGTGGAATCCGGTCGCGCGGTATTAATCGTCGTGGTCGCTTTAACTTGAATGCGTTTCACCACATCGTCATAGCCAGATACGAGATCGTACCCGATGTCGATCAGCGGCACGCACGGCACGATCTTATGCCGTAACAACTTTGCAATCGCCAGCGAAACGCCTTCGGCGCCGATGGCAATCGCGTTTGGCCATGTTTCTTCTTGTATTCGCACGGGCAAACAACTCCTTTTGTTCACTCGTCAAAAAAGTCATCGGACAAGATTTTTCCGCCAGAACCAATCCACGCCAGCGTGACAAGAAAACCGAGCCCCGCCGCGACGGCGCCAGCGATTTTGCCGCAAAGTATCGCGACCGTCAGAATTGCTTGCCAGTTCTGCTCGTTAGCCGCGAACGGCAAAGCGTGCCAGATTACAACACCGATAAACCAAAACATTAGCGTGCGCAGGAATAAACGTTCCAAAAAACGCTCTCGCGCCCACTCACGATCGAGCCGCTGTCGTGTTTCTTCGTCAATCGCCACGGCTCGACTCCAGCGCGGCAATGCGGTCTTTTAACTTGTCGTTCTCTGTCCGTAACGCCTGCACGTTTGCAGCCGACGTCACAGTTAAATTCGCGAGCGTGGCTTGCAGCTCTGTAATTTGTGCATCTAGTCCGGGCGTTGAGACTGGCTGCACCGCAGGAGGCGGCGTAAACCGCGGCGCTGCGTTTGCCAGCATTTGCGTTAAATCAGCCACGTGGAGCACGAGCCGGTCTAACTCGTCGGCGGCAGCGGTGTTGAGCCGCGCATCGACTAATCCTGTCGCGTCGCGGAGCGCCTGACTGAGGGGATGTAGCATCGGATGTTCCATAAAGTGCGGGCTGGATACTGGCAACAAAGCCGCTCGTGCTCTGTTTGTGCTCGTATGACGTAGGGGCGAAGGAGGCGCTTGGACACGTTTAAAACCCAGCCACCAGTATCCGGCACCACGGCTATCCAAGTGTGGTGCGAACGCTGTTGGGACAGACAACGTTCTGCGGCGTCACTGCCTGACCGGCGCTGTGTAAGTGGGAGTGCCTTACACGCGGCCAATATCAAACCACCATGCCGCAACTTTCCCGCACAAGACGTTCACCTATCCATAATGTTTAGTTTACGCAGCTGACGTTTGTCAACATCAGCCAGAATTCTTTGAATGTGTTGCGCGTCTTCATAACTGTCTTGCAGTTGATTTTCGTAAAACACTTCGAGGTACTTGGCGGCCACTTGATCGTCTAGCGATCCGGCCTGCTCAATCCGCTTGGCGTAATTAACAACTACTTGGCGCTCCAGCGTATGCGCCTCAATCAGAATGTCTTCCACGCGCGTATAAGTCGCAAACGTGTGCCCGCCCGCTGCCGGCAAGACAAAGTTAAAGCCATGCAGGCAGTCGAGAAACTGCTGCACGTGCTCCAGCTCTCCCTTGGCCGCGTCGGTCAGGAACTCCTTGTATTCCTCGGCGTGCAGGCCTGTGACAGCGCTGGAGTGATACAAGTAAAACGCGAGATGGGTCCACTCGTTCTGCAGGTCCGCGTTCATCAGGGTTAAGAACTGCGGCAGCGTAAAACGGCCGGGTTCGCCTTCAGGACCGGGCAGCCCCGGATCGTCGATGTGTTCGTTTGTCATATCAACTGCTCCTACCTTCTGGGAAATGGGTTAACTGCAACGCGTGTAGCTCAGCCGCACTCGCCGGCGGAGCTATTATGTCCTTGACTGCTAAATTCCAGCAATCCTCTTTGAAACACCAGCCGTTGTGACTTGTCGGATCAAGCTCGCCCTTTAGATATTTTTGCGCCGAGCTAAAAAACAGTGGCTTGGGCATAAAGCCAAGAATCCACGCTTTTTCGCACAGGTGATGCACGCGCACGAAACAATACCAGTCGCAATCTTGGTGAATGTTTTTGTCGCACACGGTTACGAAATAGTGTGCCTGCGGCGGCTTGGGATATGTCTGCGACTTTGTTTTTACGTCAATGCGGCCGTGCGCTGTATTAATCAGCCGCAGATCCCAGTGATAGGGATTGTCGGCCGGCGTGCGCTCAAACTGCCCCGGATAGTAGTCGTACAGCACCTCTTCGCCGAGCATGCCGATAAAGTCACCGGAGCCGCTCCGAATCGAGTTTTTTAGGTGTGACCGCCCACGCCGCTGCAGCATGTGCTTGAACTCATCGTCGCGAGCCAGTGCGCGCTCCAGCTGATCGGAGGTAACAGCCACCTCGATCAGCCCGGTATTGGGCTCGACGCCGCAAACGTCCATGTCGCACTCCTGTAATTAAGCCACATACGGTTCTAGGACAGCCGGGTCGAACTCCGCGTCGTAATACCGTTTGTCGTGGTGATCAAAGGCCGCGTCGCGCATAACACACCACTCCAGCCGGGGCCATGTCAGCTCTGATACTTCTGCCCATTCGCTGTACTGATAGCCGTGCATGAGAAACAAGCACGTAAGAAACACGTCCGGCGCGTAGTACACGTTGTCGTCGAGAATGTTCAGCAGGCGCATGTCCGTGCCGCGACGACAACAATCCAGAAACAACTCACGACTAAAGCAGCCGCCACCACACAGACCGTAGCAGTACTGTTTTGTCGTGCCGTGAATCAAATTGAAATACTTGTTCAACTGCGCGGATACGGGATTTGACCGGGCGCCAGCGCATGCGGTCGGCGGAAATTGCAGCGCGCGACGTTTAGTCATCACGTCTTCTTCGAGCAGCACCACCCAGTCGCTTGTGACTGTCTCGCAGTGGGTCCGCATGCGATTTAGATATGTGTCCGCCGCAGCTTTGCCCGTGAAATAGCCGCCGGGAGCCACCTGCTCAGCAGCATGCGTATAGCGCAGGTTGAACTTCCGGGCAAAAGCCGAGAAGTCCTGCCCATTGTCTGACACAAAAGAAATGTCAGCCTCGGGGTAATGCGCGCGAAACGAGCTGAGCGCCTCGTATACCGCGCGCGGCCGGGCATAACATTGCATGAAAGCCGACAGCGTCATGCCGCAAAGTGTAACCGCGCTTATTATCGCTGGCAATACACTTTTACAGTTTTTTGAGCACCGCGCTTACGATGGGATGGCGTACAACGTCACTATGGGCAAAATGCACAGTATCAATACCCGCCACACCTTTTAACTTCTGCACAACTTCGTTTATTGGCGGAGGTGAAAACGGTAAATCACTCTGATGCGGGTCGCCGGTAATAACCATCTGCGTGTTCTGCCCAAAACGCGACAACAACAGTTTGAGCTGCATATACGTCGCATTCTGGGCTTCGTCAAATACAACGACTGAATCGTTAAACGTACGGCCGCGCATATAACACAGCGGCGCCAACACGATGGCTTTATTTACAAATTCGCGCTTGGGATTAAATTTGCCCAGCAGCGTGTCCATCGTGTCGTACAGCGGTTGCATGTACGGATTGACTTTTTCGCCAAATGAGCCGGGAAGATAGCCGAGTTTTTCACCGGCATCAACGATCGGCCGCGTAAGAATGATCTGGCTTTTGCGCTTGGCGAGGATCTCATTGATCGCATACGCCATCGCCAAAAAAGTCTTGCCAGACCCCGCTGACCCAAGCAGAAATGTGACGTGGTTATCCAGTAACGTTTGCCACGCGCGTTTTTGACTGTCGGTGCGCCATTCGATTTCACACGGCGCTAATGCGACTTTTGCCCGCTCCTGTTGATCTTGTTTTTTCTTTGCCTTTTTCTCCGCTCTGTTAGACGAGCGCGATGTAGCCATACAATCCTACCTTCCTTGGTGTGGATCTAGCGGCCGATGTTTTGTTATTTAGACGCGATCAATTCCCCCACTTAATCGGAGACTGAAGTTGGGGCATACCCTTCGGCATCATGCCGCCCAGCTGCGACGCGCCGTAGATACCAGCTGCCGCCGTCGGAACTGCGGTGTACGGGCTCTTGGCGGCCATGGAGAGCGCTTTGCCAGCCATGTTGACGCCACTGCCGAGTCCTTGCGCCACGGCACCTGCGCCGCCGACCATACCTTGCGCCAGCGGAGCCACGCCACGGGCAATGTTCATACCAGCTTGGCCAGCGCTTTGTAATCCGCGGGCAATGTTCTGCCCTGCGCTATAGGCACGCGAAGCGCCTTCCGACACGCCGCCAACAACGCGCTGACCCAACGACTGCGGAATATCTGCGCCGCCGCGACCAGCCATGGCGGGGTTATACGGCGCGTTCCAACCCGGCGGATCAGGCAGCGGCGGACGACCAGCCGCACCAGCAGTCGCAGCGGGACGAGGCGCAGCAGCCGCGGCCGGGCGAGCAGCACCAGCGCCAGCCTGCGCACCACCAGCCGGAGCAGCAGCCGGAGCGACACGATACTGCCGCGTCATGCCCGGATACTGCACAGTGGCCATACCGTCAGCAACGTTTTGCACCGTGCCCGAGCCGTAACGATTGTGCTGCAACGTCTTCCCAGCCTGAATGTTCGACGGCAGCACTGTGCGGCCCTGTGTCATCGGCGCCGCTTTCTGCGCCATCTGCGCCGCGTTATCAGCAGCGCCGGCGACGGCACCCGTAGCTTTCTGCGCAACGTTATCAGCGGCACCCGCGACAGCACGACCAGCGCCTTGCGCGACACGACCGACAAGCTTGCCCAGAAACGCAGCTTTTTCGGCGCTGCTCTGTTGCGCGTTAGTCGCATCAGTCGGCACGGGGCAGCATGTTTCACGCTGCTTGTCGTCCACGAGGCGCTGACTTCCGCGGCTAGACGGCGTGTCGTTCATCGTGGTCTTGCCCTGTCCCGCCACACCAGCTTTCTTGACTTCTTTCTTTTTCTTCTTGCCCACAGGCCGGCACGAGTCGTTGCTGTAGGGCTTCTTGCCCGGAACCGGCTCATAGCCTTCCCAGCAGCGCGCCATCTTGTAGGCAAACGCCGCGCCAGCTTTTACAGCCGATGTGCTGTTCGCCTGTAGTTGTGGCATCAGTCGTTCGATCGCGTCTTGGTTGTTTGTTAGAAAGTCGTACATGCCGCGTGCCTGTTGTGAACTCATGTTAGGATCACGACCCATCAGCGCCGTAGTACCGAACTCCGGGCTCAGGCCGCGCAATGTATTCATCTGCGAGCGAATATCGCCACCACCGCCACCGGCCAGCCCGTAGAGCGCATTCGCACCCTGACCAACCAGCCGACGCGGGCCATCGCCAAACATGCCGGCTCCAGCAGCACCTAAGCCAGCCGCGCCGAGACCAAGCGCGCCGAGCGTGCCGCCCAGTGCACCTT